TTGCCCACTGATGCGGCAGCGGCTCGACAGCCGCAACCTGCAGAAGGGCAATAATCAGCGACACAGAAGTCCCCTCGGCAGCCATTTCGGGAAGATGGCATGCATCCGCGATGTCTGCAATTGGGCGAAAGCGGTCATTGCACGCGATAGGCTCGAACGTTCGGGATTAGTGAGTGAAAAGATCGGCTGCCTTTAGCGAGGAGTGGCTTATACCCGCCGTGTCCTTTTCTCCGGTTCCAGCCACATCGGACTTTCAACATTCGCCGGGGAGGCGTTCATGCAAATTGCGGTTTTGACATTCGAAGGGTTCAACGAGCTCGACTCGTTTATCGCAGCAGGAATACTGAATCGGATGAGGGCACATGGCTGGACCGCGCACATCACCTCGCCGACGGATTCCGTGACGTCCATGAACGGCGTCACGGTCAAGCGTCAGAAACCCTTGGAGTTCGTTGCCGAAGCGGATGCCGTGATAATTGGAAGCGGGATCAGGAGCCGCGAAATCGCGACTGATAATGACCTGCTGTCCCGGATCAACCTTGATCCATCCCGCCAACTGATCGGCGCGCAGTGTTCGGGCACCCTCTTGCTCGCAAAGCTGGGCTTGATTGGCGATCTTCCTGCCTGCACCGACCTGACAACCAAGCCCTGGGTGATCGAGGCGGGTGTCGAGGTGATCGATGCTCCCTTCGTCGCACACGGGAATGTGGCGACGGCCGGAGGCTGTATGGCCTCACAATACTTGGCGGCGTGGATAATCGCCCGTGGCGCTTCGCCGCGCGATGCCGAGGAAGCGATGCACTACGTCGCACCGGTAGGCGAAAAGACGCTTTACGTTGAACACGCTATGAGAGTTGTTGCGCGTTTTATCTCGCCGGCAGCCTCTATCGCCGCTTGAACACGACGCGGTAACCGGCGCCTTCTCGGTGCCGTTCACCGCGTCGGAATGGCAATTTATGGTCGGAAGCGGCGGGGCAGTGCAAACACCGCCCCGCAACGTTCAGACCAAGGCATTGCTCGACACGATCAGCTCGCCCGCGCGCTGCGCGGCGCCGGCCCCGACCGTGTACGTCGTCTCAGCCGTCGCGACATGAAACCGCGCGAACGTCGCCCGCGCCCCGGGCGTGTCGTTGATCGACAGGATGAAGCGCCCCTTGATCCCAGCCAGCTGGTCAGCGAGCTGGTCGAAGTCGGCGCGGCCGAACACGTCCTGGCCGTAGTCCGTCTCACACCCCCAATAAGGCGGATCGAGGTAGAACAGCATGCCGGCGCGGTCGTAGCGCCGGATGAAATTGGCATAGCCGAGCTGCTCGATCACGACACCGGCGAGACGCTCGTGAATATCCGCCAGCAACGGCTCGAGCTTGGTGACGTTGAACCGGGCGCCCTGCGTCTTGTCGACGCCGAAGTGCCGGCCGTTGACCTTGCCCCCGAACGCCAGGCGCTGAAGGTAGAGGAAGCGACAGGCGCGCTCGAGGTCGGTTAGCGTCTCGGGCGGCATCGCCTTCAGCCGTTCGAACTCGGCGCGAGACGCGACGCGGAAGCGCAGCATGTCGATCATGTAGGGATAGTGCCGCTGCAGCACGCGGAAGAAGGTTACGACGTCGCCCGCCACGTCGTTGATGACCTCGACCTTCGGCCGCGATCGGCGCCGCAGGAAGATGCCGCCCATGCCGACGAACGGCTCGGCATAGCCGTCATGGTCGACGCGCTCGATCATCGCGACCAGGCGCGACGCCAGATTGCGCTTGCCGCCAATATAGCCCGCGGCGGGTGCGACGGGCTGAACCGAATTAAGGATGTACATGTTGGATTTCCTCGCCTTGTAGAGATCCCGCCCGCGCAGATTGCGCGGGCGCGGGACGGCCGATGGCCGTTGGTCGTGGCGAGATAGATCCTCGTCGGTGTGCCGGGCTGGACCCCGGCATCCCCCGCCCGGCTATGCCGGACGCAGAACTATGGCGCGGCCGCGTGCGCCTGACGCGGCGCGAAGGCGACCGCCTCGACGCCGATCTGCGCGTTCATGTCGAGCAACCGTGCCTGGATCGGCTCGATCTCCAGCTCGAAGAACATGTCGACCGCCTCGCTCGGCTTGCCGAGGCTGGAGCCCTGCGCCGGCACGATCCCAAGCAGCGCGGGCGGCACGCGGTGCGCGGCCAGCACATCGTCGCGCGTCGCGTTCTTGATACCGGTGAACTCGTCATTGGCGCCGACCTGCGCGATCGGCAGGATCTTGATCCCGCCATCCTTGCCACCCGGCTGGTGGACGAACAGGTTCTTGAAGTTGCCTGGCCCCTTCGATTGCTTAAGCGCGGTGCGGATCGCCTGCACGTCGCCGTCGGAGAATTCACCGGTCGCGTGCAGGATGAAGCCCGCATGGCTGCCGTTGAGATAATATTTGCGACGGAACAGCGTCGCCGCCTCGTTCAGCAGCGCGGACTGCAGCGCCGACAGATATTCCGGCACGCCGTACAGCTCCTGGTTGATATCGGGCTGCATGATCTGGATGACGCTGTTCGGGCGGAACTCGGTCTCGATCGCGCCGCCTGGCGCAAAGAAATAGCGCCCCTCCTCGACGCCGCGACGTGTGAACTTGGCGAGCGCATGATCGAGGCGGAGCAGATCCCCCAACACGCTGCGCCGCTGTTCGACGAAGCCGAAGCCGAAGATCAGATAATCCTGCACCAGCTTTTCGAACGTCGCGCGCGACAGCCATGCGGTCGGCACGAACGAGCGCACCAGCAGATTGCGTTTGAGCAGGATCGCCGAGCTGTGATGCGGGCTCGCGCGGAACGACCGCGCCAGACCCTCGACACTGATCGGCGGTTCGTACCACCGGCCATTGTGCCAGCATTGCAGTAGGTCGAGCACCTCACGCCGGCTGTTGACCGGTTCGGGATCGCCGAAGGTGAACGCTTCAACCGCGGTCGACGGCGCCTGCGCCATGGCGATCGCACCGCCGCGGCCGGTGTCAGTGCGGCTCATGCGGCGCGTACGTCCCTTGCCCATTACAGGATCTCCATGGTGGCCTTCGGCTTTTCCTTGCCGTCGAGCGGTTCATTGTTGAGCAGCTGCATCGTCGCCCAGGCGAGATCGGCGTGACCCTCGTCACCACCGCGCCCCGCCTTGAAGGTGACGTTGCGCCCCGAGGTGGTCAGCGTCTTCTTGATCGAGACGAAGGACGACACGACGTCGAGCCAGCCGGCATCGAAGAGCATGCGACCGCGCGCGATGACGTGCTGCGCCTTCATGATCATCTGCGCCTTCACCTCGAGCGAATATTCGACCTTGGTGACGCCGCGCAGGCCGGCCTCGGGTTTGGCGAGCAGCTGATAGACGCCGGCGCCGACGCCGGTCGCGTCGATCGCGAGGAAGGTGCAGGTGTAGCGCGACAGCACGCCCTTGATGAAGGTCGCCTGCTCCTCGAAATCGAGCCCACGCAGTTGGTGTTTCTCCAGCAACCGGAACGGCGCGCCCTGTTCGGCGGGCGGCGCGGCGATCACCAGCGCGGCATTGTCGCCGTCGACGCTGTTCTGCGGATCATAGCTCGCCCAGACGATGCCGCTGCCGAACGGCCGCTCGGCGTCCGGATTATAGTCGGTCCATTCCTCGACGGTATCGACGCCGCATTTGACCAGATCGTTGAACCGGAACGCGGACAGGCTGTCGTCGACGAAATCGCACAGGAACAGGTTGGCGAACTCGTCGGGCGCATATTCGTCCTCCAGCTCCTCGATATCGAACAGGTCGCAACCGGCCTCCTCCGCATCACGGATGTTGACGATATGCCGCCACACGCGGTCGGGCCCTTGTGCGCCGTCCTTCAGCGCGGCGTGGCTGACGTCGATCTCGACGCGGTTTTCCTTGCGACGTCGCTTGTTGCGGCGCTCGCCGGTCCAATAGGGATAGGCCGGATGCGCGATGGTCGACGGCGTCGAGAAATAGGTCTTTCGCCATTTCCGGTGCGTCGCCATGCCCGAGGCGACCTTGTTCAGCTCCTCGAAGCTGTGGACCCAGAAGAACTCGTCGAAATAGAAATTGCCGTGGCGTCCCTGCGCGGTGCGGAAATTGGTCCCGAGAAAATGCAGCTCGGCCGCGGCCTCTTCGGCGGGGCGCAGTTCGCTGGTGATCAGCATCGGGTCGCCGGCCAGGCTGACGCCGACCAGCTTGGCGAAGCTGACGATGTAGCTGCGAAACTGGTGCGCCTGCGCCTTCGACGCCGACAGGAAGATCTGGTTGCGGCCGGTCTCGATCGCGTCGATCAGCGCCTCGAACGCGAAATAATAGGTCGCGCCGATCTGCCGCGATTTGAGGATCATCCGCGTGCGGAACGTCAGCGCCGCGAACCATGCCTCCTGATAGCCATAGAGCTGGTCGAGGAAGATCGCCTTCAGCTCTGCCGCCTGGTCGGCGGTGAAGTGGTTCTTTTTCGCCTTCTTCTTTTCGCCCGCGTTGCGGTTGGCGATCTTGTCGTTCAGATCGCCCGAATGCCCGCCGGGCGCCTCGTAGCGGCGGACTTTGGCCAGGCTCTCGACCTGGCGACGCAGCGCATCCAGCTCGGTATAATCGGCGCCGGTCTTCTTCTCCTTGCAGATCAGCACCATCAGCCGCGTCTCGAGGCAGTCCTCCAGCTTGCGGATCGATGGTGCGTCATCCCAGCCGTGACGACGCGCCCAGCTTTTGACGGTGTCGTATTTGACCGCCAGCTCTTCGGCGATCTGCGCGAGGCTCCAGCCGCGCCAGTACAGGCTGCGCGCGGGGCGCACCCGTTCTTCGACGGGAAGAGTAAGCGGGTCGGCAAGGATCGACATGGTCGGCGAGCCTAGCCACGCCCTTCGGCCGACCGCTTCCCACGGCTCTTGTAGAATGCCTTTCTACAAGAGCGTCGGATTGAGGACGCCATCCATGGAAGCATTCTTGTGGCTAAAGCGGGAAAGCCGCTTTCTGCTTCCGCCTAAACGCGGTCATTCGTGAAGGGCGCGGCGTTTGCCATCTACCTTCGCGCCTCCAGAGAGTCAGGCGCGCAAAGGTTAGTTGCCTATTCAGAAAACAATCGGCTAAAATGCCAGATAAGCTCTTTCGCTAATGAAACGGCAATTAATAATGCTGGCTGTAAGCGGGGGCGATCCGCAGGCTATGTTAAGGTTTGGGGTCGCAAAAAATGTCTGATAAGCCGAGGGATATAACCCAGAGTGATGGGCATTTAGCTCCGTCACAAGATGCCAGCTTGGCACCGGAAGCGATCCAAAAACCGAAGATTGGCAATCACGTTGCCGGGGCTGCCGCGCGGCGGATTAGTACCGTCCTAGCGGTTGTGTTCTGGGCATACTGTTTTGTCAATATCGCCATTGTAAACACTGATGGAAAATTCGTCAATTATTTGCCGCCAAAAATGACATGGATAGTTAATTACAAGTTTATAATTATGCTTGTTTTAGCTTGCCTATCTTGGCTAGCCCTTGGGACGTTGCGGTTTCTATTACTTTTTAACTACATTCTTTTTTTTCCGATTGTGATAACATTTTACACAATCTGGTATGTCGGAAAACGCGCTCTGCATTCGAGAAGTTGGATATTTGTTTTTGCAGTTGTTCAATCAGCAATTTCAGTACTATATAATTTAAAACTAAAATTTGCTATGTTTACCCTGTTAATTGTTTGCGCTTTTTATATACTTGTCGGGAACTCTCCGCAAATAATTATATGCGCTGCCGTCGCGTTATTGGCCTTGATACTCATCGCGTATTTCAGAGGATTCGTGGCGGCCATTTCTCCTGCGAATATGTTTCGGCTTATTAAAGAATACTTTAATAAAGACGAGGATATTAGATTTAAAGCATTCCGTTTAGATGACGAGATACGTAATACTCCCGTCACAGAGCTATCCCCTCTCCAAATAGAAAAATGGAATAACGTTCTTGGAAATTCAGTAATATACAATAGAGCGCTGCTTTTTTATGCGCGAACTATGCGGGATTATCAGCGGAGCAATCTTCCGTTTATACCGGGTCTAATTACCATATTTAGACTTTTGTCACTGACAGTTTTTGGATTTACACTTATAAACTTTGCTGCTTATAAGTTCGACAAATCTAACTATATGGTGAGCAGTGAAGCAGGAATATTCAAATTTTTCTACTATAGTTTCAACGCGCTAATACTAAACGGTATAGATGACATTAAGCCTATAAAGACTATGTCGCAGTCTATCTTTATGACACAAGCGATGCTTAGCTTCTTCTTAGTCGCGATCTTAATTTCACTATTTTTATCGTACCGTACACAGCGCGCTTCGTCGGATCTTGATGATGCAATCAAGGTAGCGGAACGAGAGGCTGCGACGATGGAAGATTATCTGCAACGCGAGTTTAGGCTTGTCAGCATCAATAGAGCCATCGATCATTTAAAGCAGGCCGAATTCAACCTTCTTAGCTTCATTCATTGGCTATCACGGGGGATTTAGCGCCCTTCGGTCGATGAACTCAATTCTGCGTCAACCGCTATTGGGCGTACGAGAGGGGCGTTCCCAGGAACTGCCTGGGTCCTATGGCAGTCCGGATCTATTCAAGAACCGCCGGACCTTTTCGAAGTGCTTCGGCCTGACGCCTGAGCCGTATTTGGCTGACGACCGATACCAACGGCTCTTGTAGAAAGCCATTCTACAAGAGCCACCGCTTGAGACTGCGGCTGTCTTCGTCCCTGTTCGATCCAACAAACGGCGCCCGGCGCGCCGCAATCGAACCGAGGATCAGCCGCCATGGGCACCAAGAGCAAGCCGTTCC